ATCGCTTTTTCCAGAAGAATGAACAATCTTCGTACATTAATTCTATCAAATGCAGATGGTTTTGTCAACTGTGTTTTGTCACCAAAAAGGACTGTACCTTCGCCTGGGAACGTAACAATTGGATTGACCTGTGATTGATACAACTTATCTCGTTCTGCTTTCTTTGGATTAAAAGGAAGTTTTACAACACCCTTAATCTGACCCCTAGTAAAACCGCCAGGAGAAAAGAAAGGATCTCGTTCTGCATCGGTTCTTGCACAAGTTCCAGCAGTATCTCCGTTCAGAGGAACATAACGTAATTTATCGTTATGTTTGTCAAACATTTGTTTCCAACCAGAATCCATAACTCCATAAGAAGAGTTCTTATTAACAGTATCACGATAATCAATTACGTTATCGGTTGCAACTGAAGAACTTGAAGCACCAACAACATCAGCGTATTCTGGTGAAAAGAATGCAACACAATCTTTACGTGATTCTGCAATTTTTCCAATACAATGTTGAACAACTGTTGAAGCATGATTTCCACACATCAACAATGAAACATCAACATCTTCTGCTGATTTCAGTTTATCGTATGCACGAATAAGATCTGCTGCACTTGGTGCGGTTCCGTCTGCTCCACCTTGCATACTTAATGTGTAGGGTCGAGAAGGATTTGCATATTCGTCAGCGGTTTGTGCTCCTGTTGCATCAGCGGTTGCACCCCAAGCACGCAAAGTTGCATCACCAGTAATTGAATTAGTAAAAAGAGTTCCATTTCCTGCAAGGTCTTGTGCCGTTGCAGTTGCAGCAATTCCAGTAATTGAAGGATGATTTAACCACCAAATATATCTGGAATATTTGTTGAGATAATTTTTGTAAAAAATATCTTCTCCTTGATCATCTCTTGCACCACTTGCAACAGAAAGATTTGGAAATGCTTCTATAACTTGTCCTACTGTTCCTGACCAATCCCCATCTTCATCAACAACTGCAACGTGAATTTCGTCCATTGACATAAGTTTGTCAGCTGCATGTGTAGATGTTGTAGGTGCGCCTTCGTTAAATGAACCTTTATATTCCCATTCTCTTGAATATGCTTGTGTGGCAGCAGTTGCATCCCAATTTGTATCAGTTACCGCTACAGTATTTGATGTAAGTGTTTTTATTCTCCTAGTTTCATCACCAATAACAATTGAATCTCCAACTACGAATTGTGTATCAAACAAAGTACCTACTCCTGTTACAGTAGGACTACCAAGAGTTACCGAAACAGTTCCTTTCATAACACCAGAAGCTGTAGCAAATGCAGATCTCTTTTGGCGTGTAACCGCAGCTCCTGCACTTACATTAGAATCATCAGATGCACTTGTTGAAAATGCAACGCAAGCAACGTTGGAAGTGATAGCAGTAACAATATGTTTTCCTGTTTCCCCAGCAATCGCTATTGCATCACCTACTCTTAGTTCTATATCAAATAAAGTTCCTGTTCCTGCAATAGCACCAGTTGATTGTGTCCATGCAACTGTTCCTGTTAATGTTGCAGATGGTCTATCTGCTGGACAAATGGATACTTTTAAACTATTTCCAAGAGCTCCTGCCCATTTTGCAATTGCCCATCCGTCATTTGCGTAACCAGATATACCACCACCTTCTGCTCCACCTTGTTCTGGATCGTAATTGGTGTAGTAATCTTCGGATGTTTTGATTTGTACATTAACGTATGCGGCCGTATTTGCGGCAGCGTTAAGAGGTGCAGCTGCATTAGTTGAGGTCGTGTTTGCAGCACGAACAAGATTTAATGCATTCGTATAAGACAGAAAATTAGCAGCTGTGAAAAAATGTTCATAATTATTGTCGTCTGGTTTTCTAAATTGATCTACCAGATTATCTTCGTCCGTAACCAAAGTCACTTCTTCGATTGGGCCCCAGTGAAATCTTCCGGCGAACCCACCAACTGAGGTTCCTGCAGCGACTACTACATTCGTCAGGTCAATTTCTGAGGTATTAACGCCTGGACTTACTTGAAAGGGCATATTCGTTCTCCATTAAAATTTTTGAGTTTTTTTCGTAATAGTATATTACTCTATGGAATATTTATAAATATTCATAATTGATGAATAATATTTAGTGTAAAGTAAACATGAAGTTTCCTCAAAAAGCTATAGATCGGTTTAATGCAAAAGTCAATAAAACCAATGACTGTCACGTTTGGAATGCAGCCAGACAAAAACAGGGATATGGTATGTTTTCTATTTTTGGCAAGTCTATGCCCGCACATCGATTTTCTTATCTTTTACACAAAGGAAATATTGCTGAAAATATGGTTGTTCATCAAACTTGTGAAAACAATGGTTGTGTTAATCCAGAACATCTAGAACTTCAAACCAAAAGTCAAAATAAAAAAAGTTATAGTTCAGTTCGTATTAGTAAAGAAATGGTTGAAAGAGAAAGTATTAAATACCTTTTTCGACTCCGTAATATTCGACCCGAATTAGAAAAAGAAATAGATGCGTTACTTTTGTTATTAAATACTGAAGTGATAAAGGAAGAAGACGATTTTGGATTTGAATCAGAATCTAAGAAAAAAGAATATCTTTAAAAATATTCATATTGGTTTTTATCACCAGCTGGTTTCCAAATATTGTCATCGCCTGGAATTTGAAATTCATCAGAATCGTTACCATCATTAATAATTCCAAATGGAACTAACTCTTCTTCAATCATTTTCATTTGTTCTGCAAACATTTTTTCCCGAATATCTTGATCTGTCAACTCTCTAAAATATCTTTGTTGTACTAACCAAGAAAACAGAACCATTGTCATAACCAAATCATCATTAGCACCATCTTCCGCTTCCCATGAAGAGCTCTTTCCAATAAAGGTTGTTAATTCGGAGATTGTATCAAAATCTTCAATAAGTAGGTTATTTCTTTCAATCAAGTCCTTGAGAGTTGCACATCCAATTCGTTTGACTTGTTTTGTCGTGCGAATCCCCATTGATACGTTCTTAGAAAAACCACTTCCAATTTGTTGACCATTCCGGCCGTGCATTGTAACCATCATCATGTTTTCATATTCCATGTCATGATAAAGAATATCGGTTACTTGTTGTCCTATATCATTTACTTCTACCAAAACAAATGCTTCGTTGTATTTCTGTGCCGTTGTGTAAATCACGTTTGGATACAACATAGGAGAAATATCATTCTTTCGATATTTTGCAACTTGTCGATAAGGTTGTTTTGTTACATCAACAACTGAAAATGCAGAATAATCTAAACCAACTCCTCTTGCAACATCACACACCATTACATAGGTATGTTTCGCAATTGGTTCTTGATATACATCCAATCCTTCGTGTTGAAAAATAGGATTCTTAAATGGCATAGACATCAATTTATCAGTAGAAATAAGCGTATTTGAACTACCAAGAAATGAACATTCAAACTCTTGTTGAAATTGTCGTTCAGAAGTATTCCGAATAGTTTTCTGTTTCCATTCTTCATCTCTATCTGGAACTTGTGTCCAATGAACTGAAATTGGTGAATAATCATTTTGTTTTTCTTCTGCATCTGTCCACAACTTGTAAAACATATTCATTCCGTTTGGCGTAGAAACGATGAATACTTTTGTAGTTTTACCAGAAGAAATAGTAGGATAAACAGAACTGAAAAACTCTTCTGAAATATTAGAAGGCACAAATGCAAATTCGTCTAAGAAAATGATATTAAAAGTTCCTCCTCGAATTGCAGATCCAGATGTCGAACTAGCAAGAATTTTCGAGCCATTTTCAAGTTCGATGTTTCCTTTATTCCATATTAGAATTCCTTGTTGCAACCACTTCGGCATATGTTCGTATGCAAGTTGTAATCTTCCAAGAAGTTCCATTGCAGTTGCTTTTTTGTTTGCAAGAACTGCAACCGAAACATTTTCGTTAAAAAGAATGTAATGAAGAAGGTATGCGAGAATTGTAGTTGATTTACCAGATTGACGAGCCATCTTGCAGATCACAAATCGTTCATTATGAAATCTGTTAATCATGTCCTTTTGATAATCACGAACATCAAATTCGATCAATCCTTCATCAACCGAAACAATTTTTACATGTTTGTTGACAAAATAAAGAGGATCTTGTTGACATTTTATATACTCTTCAATCTGTTCCTCTGAAAAATTTTGAGGAACATATGCAGATTTGAGTAAAGGATTACCAAGATATGTTTTTTGTTCAATCATTGTATTAAATAACCTAAATTGTATTTTGTACGATAAAAATTATAATTGCGGTAGTCATTCCCCACAGAAAACTTGTATAAGACCATTTTAAGTACTTATACTTCTTTAGTGCAAGTATTTTTCCTTGACCATAGATATCTCCGGCCATTGAATCATATACGCTATCATCATTCATTAAAATTTTCGCATAATCTTCTTTGTATTCGTGTATATCCAAATGTGCAAAATGTCCGAAAAATAGAGGATTGAATATAGGTGATTCCCTGTCAATTTCGTTTGATCCCTTTACTTTAGGATAATTTGTGTTTGGGATGATTGCAAAAATTGCAAATAATAATGCAAGAAAACATCCAAACGCAAACCCTAATAGTGGCCATTTCATAACCTCATTGTCTAGGTTTGCAACTGTAACAGAAAAAACAATAGAAGAAACTGTTATCATAATATTTGCTTTTGCATCTGCCATCAACCCCAATCTCATTTGATTGCCGTGATTGACTCGCAGAATATTATCTACAGCAGTACGATTTTCTGGTACTTGCTCGAAATGATTAATTATTTGTTCCTCTGTATCTTCTGGTATTGAGAAACGTGTAACGTGGCCCATGTTTTTCCTTTACTTGAGAGGTGGGGCGTACAATAATCCTCCATGAGTATAAAGTTTATTCAATCCACGTTCCAATCCAAGTGGTGTCTCTACTCCTACATTCCTTTCATATATCTCTTTGTAATTTCCAACTTGTTTGATTATGTTATATGACCAAGTTTCGCCCAATCCTAATTTAGATCCAAGATGGGGATGATCTTTTCCATTTAATTCCCCCATAAAACGTTGTATGTTTGGATCTATGTTATTTTTAAATCTATCTATATTTTGAGAATTCAATCCCATTTCTTCTGCAATGAACAAAACAAAAACCGACCATCTCACAATGTCTGACCATTGTTGATCTCCATATTTGACTACTGGCCCAAGTGGTTCTTTTGAAATAATTTCTGGTAAAATTATGTGCCAGTCAGGATCATCAAATTGAAGTCTGTTTGATGCAAGTCCAGAACGATCTGTTCCGTACATATCACAATCACCCCTCAAGTATATACTTTTAGGTCTTTCTGGTGGTTCGATTTCTATCGGTTTATATTGTATAAAATGTTTCTTGAAAAAATCTTTTATGTTTTTTGCAGCAGTTCCAGTAGAACTAAAACATATTCTTGCACCCTCCATCTGTTTAGCAGAAGATACACCAAGAGTTTTCCTTACCATAAACCCTTGACCATCATAAAATGTGGTTGGAAGGAATTCTAATTTTTTGAGAACATTTCTTGAAAAAGTGTATGTCGTTGCAGCGGAAAGAACATCAATCGTGCCATCAATAAGAAAAGAAAATCTTGTCTTACCATCCACTTCAATAAACTCTACTGCATCTGCATCTCCGAAAACTGCAGCTGCAACTGCACGACAAATATCTACATCAAATCCAATCCACCGATGTCCATGCTCGTCTGTCCATATCATTTCCGAAAAGCCAGGAAAGTCTTCTTTTGTACCACAAAGAACAACTTCTCTTTCCTTCACACGAGCAAGAGTCATTCCATAAGTTGGATTATATTCTTCTCTTACTTCTTTTGGTTCTACAATTACGTTGTCAGCAGGATTTCCTTC